GCCGCCCTGACGGCACGGTAGGAAGGATCTAACGATGGGTTGGGGTAAAGCCGCAGCGGCTCAGAATCAAGCCACTCAGTTGGCGATGATTGCGCAGGCCCAACAGGCCGCGCAGGCTCAAAACGCGCTTCAGCAAGGGCAGACGCAGGCCGCTGGGGCGCTGAACAAAGGCATGGAAGCCTTTACGCCTTATCAGACTGTCGGCGTGAACGCTATCAATCAGCTCGCCTCGCTATACGGGCCGAACGGCGAATATACGCAAATGCCGACATTTGCGCAGCTTCAGATGGACCCTAGCTATGCGTTCCGCGAACAGCAGGGCATGAAGGCGCTCCAGCAATCAGCAGCGGCGCGCGGCGGTCTTTTGTCTGGCTCAACGCTAAAAGGCATTCAGAACTACAGTCAAGGTCTAGCCTCTACCGAATACGGTAATGCCTATAATCGGTTTATGCAGAACCGCCTAGCGGCCACACAGGCGCTTCAAAGTCTTGGCAGTTCAGGCATGAGCGCGGCGCAGGGCATGAGCAATGTCGGCGCTAATCTCGCCAATGTTTATACCGGCACGGGACAGCAACTCGCCAGCAACTATAACCAGCTAGGCCAGAACATCGGTCAGGGTTACGCCAACATCGGCGCTAATAACGCGGCGGCGTATATGGGGCCGACGAATGCGATGACTTCATTGCTTGGGCAGGCGCTTCAAGCTGGCGGGACGTATGCTGGCTATAAGGCTGGTATGGGTAAATCTCTCTTTGGCTAAGGTAATTTACGATGCCAATTCAATATCGTCCTATCCCTGAGTTCGAAACGCCGAATTTGAACCTCATGGGTTCGTTTGCGCAGGGGCAGGCGCTTGCAGCAAATGCGCTCCAACAGCAGCGTTTAGAACAACAAATGCGGCTTGCTGAAGCAGCGGCGGGATATGCGGCTAATAAAGACATTCGTGAAGCCGATAAATTACAGGCCGAACAGCAGGCGAAAGAATTTGAGATAGCGTCTAAAAAATACGACTATCTCGTTAACATGACCCCGCGCATAAACGCGCAAAATTACCCGTCTTGGCGTAAACAGGTCGCAGAGACATTTCCGCTTGCCGCCGCGACATTGCCGGAAGCATATGACCCGCAGTCGATTCAAATGATTGCTATGCAAGGCGCGGACCTGAAACCGCAGATCTTGCAACAGCAATTTGGGTCACAGACACGTATGCTGCGTGTCAGTCCTGCCGGAGGGCCGGCGCAAGAAATTTCGGGTTCGCGTATTGCGTCGGAAGATCTGGAACCGATGGAAGACGCGAATAAAAACCTTCTTGGCTATCGCGTGAAAGGCACTGGCGTTACTTATACACCGGAAGAAGCGGCGCAGTATGGCTACACGATGGCCCGCGAAGGCACAGGCAAAAATCCGCGTTCTTCGGCGCAAGGCATAGGTCAGTTCATCGACAGCACGTTTGTCGACACTTATCGCAAGACTTTTCCTGATCGCGCTAAAGGTATGTCAAAAGAAGCAATTCTGGCGCAGCGCGGCACTATGATTGATGGCGTGCCAGTTGAAGAGCCTATGCTTCAGGCGTTTACGGCGGCTAATCAACAGAAGTTGCGTGATGCAGGCTTTCAGCCATCTAAAGGCAATACCTACCTAGCGCATTTTCTTGGTGCTGATGGCGCGCTTGACGTGCTTGGCGCGTCACCAGATACGCCAGTGTCGGAACTATTATCGCCTAAAGCGATTAAAGCTAACCCTGAAGTTTTTGCCAAGGCTAAAACGGCGGGTGATCTTATTCGCTGGGCTGGCGGTGGTGGAGCAACCAAGGCTCAAGAATCTGGCATTCGAGAGCCATTAAAATCGTTTACTCCTGCTCCGATAGGCACGGAAGAAGCTGCCGGACAAAAATCGGCGCTCAAATTCCTTGACGCTATCGAATATAACCCGGAAACGGGTGCATCGCGTCCTGCGCAGTTAATGGAATCCGTTGGTGGCGGTCGGCCTACGCAGGTTCTTTACGGTCTTGCGCGGGCTTTTGGCGTGTCTACGGAAGGAACACGCGGCGAAGCGCGTCTCAGTTCATCGCAGAAAAACGCTCTTTTGGATAAAGTTGGCGGCAGTCTTGGCGGCAAGAGCTTTACTGACGAAGATCGTAAATTTGTCATGGAAGCTATTGGCGGTCTTGACGACACGGCAGTTCCAGTCGGTGATCGTCTAGCTAAATTCGATGAAGCCGTGCGTATGCTCTCGCGTCGTGCGGGCGTGCCGTATAAAGAAGCGCCGCAGTTAAGCCGACTGCGCGGCGTGGCGACGCCTGAAGGCGCGGCGGCTACACGTGGCAAAGCCGGCGGCGAAGAGATGGTCACTATAGACATCCCCGGTCAGGGGCCGCATAAGTTCCCTGCGAGTGTTGCGGATAAAGTTCGCGCAGCTATTGCGGCGCGGGGAGGTCGTTAATGGCCGACTATTCAGACATTATCTCGCAATACGGCGGCGCACCGGCTGGCGATTACTCCGACATAATTTCTCAATACGGCGGCGTTCCTGAACGGAAAGCTGTTTCGCCGGTATTTGAGAAACCATTCTTCGGAACTGCGCCCAAGACAGGTGAAGAAGCGGTTAGCAACCTCCTTGACATTGGCACGCTATTAGGCGGCGGCGCGGCTATTGCCGGCATGAATATCGCCCGCGAGCCCATGAAACCCGCCGTAGAAATGGCAAAAGGCGTTGTTGGTCTGCCTCTTATGGCTGGCCAAGCCGCTATGGGTGATGTCGCTGCGAGAGAACAGCTACGGTCACTTCCGGCTAATGTCTTAGCCGATTATGCTCGCGCGTATGGCTCTCCGCAGGCAGCGTATATGACCGCTGTTACTGAGCCCTCACGCTTTGCTATGGATGTTTCGACGCTGCCGGCGCTTGGTAGCACGGCGGCGCGAGTCGCCGGACGCGCTATTGGCACAAGCGCAGAAGCAGCGCAAGCCGGCGCGCGTAACATGATCGGGCGCGTTCTGCCGATTTCTAGCGACGAAGCGGCGATTCAGAACCGGCTTGCCGCGCTTACAGGGCCAGTCGCACCGGCGGATATTCGCGCTGCTTATGAGCAAGGCGTTCAGATCCCGCGCACACCTGGTATGCCTGCGCCGTCTTTGGCGGAAGCGACAGCGGCTGGCGGTGTAGAACTGCCGGGTCTTGCCGCGCTTGAAAAGAGCTACGGCGGCGTTGAGACGCCGGCTGGTCGCGCTATTCTTGAGCGCCCGCAGCAGCAGGCTGCGGCTATCCGCGACCAGTTGGCGCGAGTGGACGCTACAATCCAAGAGCGCGCTGGCGCGCTATCACCGGAAGAATTGGCAAATCCGCGCATTATCCGCGACGTGCCTTTGCGCAATCTGGCTGAAGAACGTAAAGCGCTTGAATCTGAACTTGGCGCGCTTCAGCGGTATTTGCCGTCAACAGATCTTTATGAACGCGGCGTTTCTATCCAAGCGGCGGCAAAAGAAGGTGAAAAGCTCGCCAGTCAGGAAATGGAGGATATTTTTAAGAAACCTTTTGCCGGCAAATGGGGGCGAGCAAAAGAAAATATAGCGCCTGTCGTAAAGCAGGCTGAAAACATTCTTGCAGATCCAACGGCGGAATTTTCGCCTGCTACCGTGCCGGGATCTTTGGCGGAATACATAGCTAAACAGCGTCCGCAAGCAAAAGGCGATTGGGTTTCTTTAGGTGAAGGCGCGGGGTATTACGCTGAACCAACTGAAGCCGCTCCGGTCATGGCGTCGTTTCGCTCAATCGGCAAACTTAACAAGGCCATAAACGCTGAATTATCCTCAGTTTTTAGGGCTTCTCCTAATGACGTTAAGGCCAATACGCGCAAAGCGCATTTGCTTCAGCTCAAAAAGAGACTGACTGATATTGTCGAATCCAGTGAAACCATACCTCAAGAAGCGCGGACGGCTTGGAAAGACGCTAATAAGGCTTTTGTTGATAAGATCGTAAAACCTTATCGAACGGGCGTGTCTGGCGATTTATTTCGGACAAATATTAAAAACGAAACCGTTCTGCCTCCAGACACAACGGTCGCCAAATTCTTATCCGATGGCCGCAACGCACGGCAATTTGCGACAACTTTCGGCGATAATCCGGCGGTCATGTCGGATGTAAATGATGCGATTCTGGCCATGGCGCGCAAAGAAGCCGTTACGGATGGCATAGTCGACCCAAAAGCCCTAGCGTCTTTTGTCGAAAAATATCGGGAGCCTTTAGATGTAATAGGCTCCGATGTTAACGACATCATTAGTCAAGTTCAGCGCAGCGCTACTAGAATGCAAACTGGTATTGCAAAACTCACCGAACAAGCGAAAGCGCTTAAAGAGACTGATTGGCGCGCTCTTGTAGATAGAGCTGAGAAATCATCGCAAGAGATGAGTTTTCTTAAAGAGCGTTTGCGCAAATCGCCTGAAGCGTTAGAAGCGCTGGCCAAAGAAGTATCAGATCGTGTGCTAGAAAATGTCACGGCTGGCGAACCTAAAGCCGCGCTTAAAAAGCTATCCGATCAGCGTCGCGCCATTATTGGCGCAGTCGGCAAGGAGCAATACGACGCTCTGCGCGCTTTGGCTGAAGATCAGCTTCAACTTAAAGAAGTCTCCAAAACCGCGCCTAGCACCGATGCACAGTTGCGCGCGGATATTAGTGGCTATAGCGCCGCTCAAAAGAATGACATCAAGTTGGCTATCGACGATCTGGCGCGCATGAAGCAGATGGAACGCCTATCAGCTAAAGCTCCCGCTAACTTAGGTGAAAAAGCAGCCGAAGAAGTTGCGTTCCAGTGGTATAACCCGCTGTCATACCCATACAATCTCATTCACGCGACGCAGCGGTTTCTCCAGAAACGTCAGAACGCGCGGGTGTCTGCGCGGCTTGCGCGCGACTTATACGAAAACCCAGAACGTGTGCTGACCATATTGGAGCAAGGGACTACCAAACCCCGCGTCAAAACTACGCCACCGTCCGCCGAATCTAAAGTGCCGGCTGTCGTAGGCGCGGTCAATGTTCTTAGCCGTGGTCAAAATCGAAACGCAATGTCGAGGCAATGATGGTCGAATATCAAGTTCTCTTTGATGTGGCCATCGGCGTCATCGGTGTGCTGGGCGGCTGGACGCTCAACACCGTTTGGGCGGCTGTGAAGGATCTACAGGAAGCCGACAAAGAGCTGGCCGAAAAGGTCGGCAACATCGAGGTGCTGGTCGCCGGGCGCTATATCACTCGCGAAGAGTTTAACTCGACCTTGAACCAAGTGTTTGAGCGGCTCGACCGCATCCGTGATCTTCTCAGCACAAAGGCTGACCGATGAAAGAGAATTATGACGCCGCGCTGAAGGCGACGTTGCGTTACGAGGGCGGCAAGGTCGATGACCCGCGTGATCCTGGTGGCCGCACGGCTTACGGCGTCACGCAGAACACCTATAATGCGTGGCGGGCGAAGCACGGGCTTAGCCAGAAGGACGTATTCCAGATCGCTGACTCAGAAGTCGCGGCGATCTACAAACAAGAGTATTGGGATAAGATCCGTGGCGATGATCTGCCGGATGGGCTTGACATGGCTGTGTTCGATTTTGCCGTTAACTCAGGAGTGAGTCGGGCTTCGAAATATCTTCAGTCACTGGTCGGCGTCACGCAAGACGGCCAGATCGGCCCCAAGACAATCGCCGCCGCTAAAGCCTATCTTGGTGTCAGACTGACAGACATGCGGCTGGGCTTCTTAAAAGGATTACCGACATGGGCTACCTTTGGTCGTGGTTGGTCAAACCGGATAAACGACGTTTATGCTGCTGTGCGGGGCTTATGCTCGCGCTGAGCGGGTGCGCCGACCTTAAGTATTATGAATGTATCGCCCGTGATAGCACGTCGCGGCCATGTAACTAAAGGAGACAAAAATGTTAGTTAACTGGATGACCACGATCCCCGGTATTCTGACGCTTCTGTCGGTGCTGTTCCATGCTTGGCAGACCAAGGACGTGAACTGGTCCGATCTTCAGAACGCGCTCGTCGCGCTTGGTCTTGTCGCCGCTAAAGACTGGAACGTGACCGGCGGCACCAAGCCGAATGATTGAAAGGGTCAGGTTGCAGAACCTAAAACCAAAGATGAAACTGCCGCTGATCTTGATGCTGGCAAGTTTTAGTGGGTGTCAGTCGACCAGCAGGTGTCCCCCGCTGGTCGACTATTCAGCCGAACTCCAAACCAAAGCGGCTAAAGAATTACGCGCTCTCCCCAACGACAGCGCTGTCGCTCGGCTTGTCGTCGATTACGGTCAGCTTCGCCGAACGTGCCGGCTTTAGGTTAGCGCGCGTCTTATACTGGACCTGCTGGCGCGACATGGCGTAATCATCCGCAAACGTCGCCGCGAACAGTTCATAGTTCACAGCGTCAACATGGCTATCCTGGTGCGCCGGTGAGTTGAACGCGCGGGCGTTCTTGACGCAAGCAAGGATAATGGCGATCTCGTAGGGGTGAAAATCACGCCCAATTCGCAGCGTCGCCAGATCCGCCGCAAGCTGGAAATTGTTCTCTATACCGCCGTAGCCCTCACCGCGCTGGTCGATGATGTTAGCGGCTTGCAGCAGTAGTTCTTGAGGATTCATCTATCATCTCCATAATGGCCGCCCTTTCTCGCAACATTCTCAGCACTGTGAAGCGCTGATGCAGCCGCACTAGGATCGTAGAGCGCCGGGCGTGACGCATCTCATCCTCCAGAAGATCTTTCACTTCTGTCTCGGTAAGATCAGCAAGCTGATCGTTAAGGGTTTTCCATGTTAAGTTCTGCAAGGGCGATTTCCGCTAAAGATTTCTTGTCTTGTAGGCTAGACAGGATACGTTCGTCAATAGTTTTATTACACATGATGAGATAACACCAGACTTCGCGCGTCTGGCCGCTGCGATGCAGCCGGCCTACCGTCTGCTCGAACAGCTCCAGCGACCACGGCAGCGAGAGGAACACGATCTTATTGCCGCCAAACTGAAGGTTCAACCCATGGCCGGCGCTCTTAGGGTGGATCGCCAGCAGTTCGATCTTGCCGGCGTTCCAGCGCTCAATGGCGTCCGGCGCGTCAATCGTCGTGACGTTGAAGCTGCGCTGAAGCTCGGCTAACTCTTCTTTGTAATTGTAGACGATGATAGTGTTGTCGCGCTGGTTTTCGTCGAGGATGTCTCGGAGAGATTCAAACTTCTGGCGTCCAAACCACTGAGCATGGCCTTGACTATCATAAGCGAAGCCGGAGGTAAGCTGCTGAAGTTTGTTTGTGACAGCAGCCGCTGTCGGAGCCGTGATCTCTTCATGCACATAATCCTTCTTCATGTTCTCGTAAGGCCCGCGATCCTCAAGATCGCACCGGATCTCGACGATGTTGAGCGGCGGCAACTTGTCCTTATACTCGCCAGGTTCCAGCACATAAGTCGCCGGTTTGATCGCCTCCATGACCTTTGGGAGCGCCTGCGGCAGCGGTTCCCATTGGCCGTAGTCGCGGTTCACGCAGTAGAAATACTGTTGCAGAAACGCGCCTTTGCTGCGGCCTAGCAGCGTCTGATCGACGACCTTGCACTGGCCGAACACGTCTTCCAGACCGTTCGATGTAAACGAGCCGGTCAGACCCCAGCGGATCTTGAACTTGTCAAGGATCTTAAGCAGGTGCTTGAAGCGTTTGCCGGACGGGTTCTTCAGCCGCGTCAGCTCGTCGAAGACGATACCGTCAAAGTCTTTGGGATCAATCGACGGGATGTTGTCATAGTTGGTGACGACTATATCGACATCAGCCGCGAACGCTGCCTTACGTTGCGCCGGCGTGCCGACTGCGACGCTCATGCGTAAATGCTCGGCCCATTTAGGACGCTCGACAGGCCACACGTCAGTGCAGACGCGCTTGGGCGCTAACACGAGCCAGCGGTCGCAATGACCTTTGCTGGTCATGTCGGCCATCGCCGTCAACGTGATCGCTGTCTTGCCCGCGCCGACTGGCGCAAGGATCATGGCCCGGTCGCGGCTGAAGAGGAAATCTGCGGCAATATGCTGGTATGGTCTGAGATCCATCGGTCAATTTCTTCCTTAGACCATAGAACTTCGTAGTTCTGATTGAGCTGATCCATGTCACGCGCAAACATCGCTTGTAGTGGCGATATTTTACCGCCGGGACGCTTTAACTCTATGAAATGCGTAGTGCCGTCCGGTAAGCAAACGATCCGATCAGACACGCCGCGATTGGATGGCGACACGAATTTGTAAGCCTTGCCGCCAGCTTGCGCGACGCATTTCACAAGATACTTTTCAATGTCTTTCTCAAGCATAAAAAAGTTCTTGACACATCCATAACAGATTGTCTAGTGTCGAATCATCGAAAGGTATGGTAATGTCACACAGCAACATCGTCGGCGGTTCGACCGCTAAGCGCTTGATTAACTGCCCCGGTTCGCGGGCGCTTGTTAACACAGTCCCTGAAAAGCCAAGCTCTAAATATGCCGAAGAAGGCTCGCGTCTGCATGACGCCATGCACATGATCTTGTCGCATGGCGGCAGCGTTGAAGATTATCCTGACAATGAGAAGCTAATCCTAGCGCTTGACTCATTGAACGAGATCGACCCTAATGCGGAGCTTGAGTTTGCCACGGAGGTGAATGTCCATTTTAACGACTTTCTTGCCGGAGTTTACGGTTCTTGCGATCTCGCTGGCCGTATTCGCAATCGTGCGATAGTCCTCGACTGGAAGTTCGGGGATGGCGTTGCGGTAGACGCCGAAGAAAATGAACAGCTTATGTTCTACGCCGCCGCCGGTATGCGAACGGAAGCGCTGCGCTGGGTATTTGAAGGCGTTGATGAGATCGAACTCATCATCGTGCAGCCGCCGTATGTAAAGCGTTGGCTTACAACCCCCGGTCGCATCAAGGCGTTCGAGCGCACGCTGTATGATGCTGTGCAGGCGTCATTTAAGCCTAACGCGCCATATGCTGCTGGAGATCATTGTCGTTGGTGCGCAGCTAAACCTGTCTGCCCTCTGCTTACAGGTCAGCTTGAGCGCGCTGTTGCGACCAAAGTTAAAGCTATTGACGTGGAGAAAGTCGGTAATGCTCTGGCGTTTGCGATCCTTGCGGAAGAATGGGCTAAAAGCGTCCGTGAATTGGCCCAGACGATGCTGGAAAACAACGCACCTGTGCCGGGATGGAAGCTCGTCCCCAAGCGCGCCACTCGTCAATGGGTTGATGCTGAAGGAGCGCGAGAAGCTCTTGAGCAAATGGGACTGGATAATTCGGAATTAATCGAGACGACGTTGCGCTCGCCAGCGCAGATTGAGAAGGTAGCTAAGAAACATGGACTAGCTATACCAAAAGATCTGGTCGTCGCGGTTTCAACAGGTAACACCATCGCGCCGGAGAGCGATCCCCGACCGGCGGTGCTTACGATAGGCAAGGACATTCGTTCTGCCTTCTCTAAACTTGAGGTCAAGTAATGTCTAATATTGTGAAGTTCGGCAACGCCAATCTCCCCACCGCTGCGTCTCTGGCTGAGTCGCTGCGTAAACTCGATACTGAGGCTTCAGTTGGTTCGGTCATCCTGAAAATGGATAAGACCGGCCATTGGGTTTACGGTGCGGATCAGACTGAGATCGACAAAGATGGACGCTGGGCGGTCAATCCGTTCTCGTTCGTTCACGGTTTCATTGCGTGGGGCGAAGGCGAAGTGCTTGGCGAGAAGATGGTGTCCATCACGGAGCCGCTTCCCGAACTGGACGTGGCACCGCCTGGCGCTAAGCGTGGTTGGGAGCCGCAGGTTGGCATGAGCGTCAAGTGCCTTGATGGTGAGGATGCTGGCACGGAAGCGCGCTATACGGTCACGTCCGTTGGCGGTAAGCGCGCTATGCACCAGCTTGCCATGAAGGTTGCCGATCAGGTCGAGAAGAATCAGGACGCGCCAGTGGCCGTCGTGAAACTCGGCTCGGAATATTATCAGCACAAATCCTACGGTCGCGTCTACACCCCGGTGTTTGATGTGATCGACTGGATCTCGCTCGACGGTGCGCCGGCTGAATCGGTCGATGGCTCCGCTGGTGACACTGGCCGTCGTCGTCGCGGCTGATAATAGGAGGGCGGCGTAGGGGAGCTGCGCCGCCCTTTTTTATGAGGGGCTTAAAATGTCTAAATGGCGAAAAGCTAAGACGACAAAATCATGGGACCGCATCGGTCGCCCAAAATTAGGCGTCGATAAGAGCGAACTAATCAAGAAAATGAAAGAAATAGCGGAGCGAAAGAATGGCGTATCTGTTCCCGTATGCGGGCTACGACGGCCCGAAACGCAAACCACCATCGCAGACTGACGCAGCGCGTAAGCATCGGCTTCGCGTGGCGACGCGGGCGTTGCGTATGCTGGAGTCTGAGCCTGAACTGACCCCACAGCAGCGCATGGCGCTAGAAGCAGCGGTCAATGCTGAATACACACCGACTAGCGGGATGCCGACGACATACCGGATGATCTTAGGCGAAGTCGCACGCAAGCATAAGGTGCCTTACAAATCGATCCTTGGCGTATCTCGACTGGCGCACATAACGCAGGCGCGGCGCGAATTTATATTCCGCTGCATGGAAGAGATCCCGAATGCGTCATACGCTGGCGTTGGTCGTTACGTTAAGCGCGATCATACGACGGTGCTTTACGCGCACAAAAAAGGTCTGGCCGACCCGTCGTCGCTGGAGCCTTTGGAGCGTAAGATCGTCGTATATAATACTAAATCGGATAACGGATTTTCTTTCTTCGAGTCTGAAGTAATCCGGCTAATAAAAGAAGGTCTTAACCATGTGCAGGTAGCAAACCAGCTAGGCAAGACACCTCACCAAGTCACGTCAGCGCTCTGCGAGATCCGCCGCAAAGCGGTGAAAATGGAATGCACGGACATACCACCGGACTTTGGCCGCGTGATGAAAAGGATAAGACATGACTGACTACACCGACCTAATCGCACGGCTGCGCTTTTTTGATACGCAAGTTGCGAACTCATGCGCCGACGCCATCACCGACCTAGAGGCCGAACTACAGGTCTCGCTGCATGTGAACGACCAGCTACGGGCACGGGTTGCGGAACTGGAAGCCGAGATAGAACACCTAGAACAAAACTTCACCGAATGGCTAAAAGAATATCGGAAAGCCGCCGACGCGATTGAGGAACTTATGGCGGCGCTGAAACCGTTTGACGAAATGCTACAGCGTGACTTTTCCATCATGGCTGACGACAAGCGTTACGCTGATGACTTTACGTCAACTGTGTTGATGCGTCTTGGCGACCTCCGCGCCGCCCGCGCCGCTTATCTGGGAGAGAAGGAATGATTGAAGATTTGTCGCTGTATCTTTTCTTTTACGGCTTTGGCCTAGCATCGGGAGTGTTTGTGTCATGGTTAGAATCCTACTCACAGTCACGCTACTGGCATCACCAGCAGCAGCTCAAGAGATCTCAGTCTGGGGTGGGCCGAACGGGCCAGTCGCAACAGAACTAAGCTATCCTAACGAGAACTTCTACTACACGCCGCAGGGCATGATCTCAGCGCCGAAGGTCGGCAACATGACGATCTACAACGGCCCGAACGGTGAATATCTTGGCTACCACTATGGGGAAAGCAACAATGAATAAGAAGATCATTCAAATAGCGGCGATAAGCGACGAAACCGTAGAGACACTTTACGCGCTGTGCGAAGACGGCAGCGTTTACTCCATGTATCTTAACGCCGATGATGGCTTAAGATTTTGGGTGCGCATACCGGAAATTAGCGGAGACGAACAATGACTGATAAACTTATAGACCCGTCCGCAGCGTCGGCGGCTATTCTTAACACATGTAACGAATACATGGTTAAGAATAAATCCATTATAGCTCAGCAGGAAATAATTTGGGGGCTTGTAGATAATCTAAGCGTCGTCATAGCCGTATCTCAGCCGCCACTTTGGGTTATGAAGGACATTCTATCGGCTATTTCTAACGCGCATGAACGCGACGTTAGCGGCTATAACGTAGTAGACCCGCGCGGGCTGCAATGATCTGGCTAGATTTCGAGACAAGATCAGAATGCGATCTAAAAACAGCGGGAGTGTATAACTATGCACGACATCCATCCACGCAAGTTATCTGTATGTCCTACGCCTATGGCGACGATCCCGTTCGGACATGGCGCATGGGCGAGCCTTTCCCAGAGATTAAAGGACAGATACGAGCCCACAACGCCGCCTTTGAGCGGCTCATCTTCTGGCATGTGCTTGGCGTGCCCATACCACTCGAACAGTTCTACTGCACCGCAGCACAAGCCAGAGCCAACTGCGCGCCAGGAAGCCTGGAAGATGTCGGTCGCTTCGCTGGAACTGAAATGCGCAAAGATCATCGCGGCAATGCTTTGGTCCGTGCTTGCTGTATTCCTCCTTACCGTGACGATCTCATACCTGAGCTTATCGAATACTGCGAACAAGATGTCAGGACCATGCGCGCTGTCAGCAAAGCCATGCGTGATCTCACCGATGAAGAACTAGAGGACTATCATGCTAACGAGCGCATCAATGATCGTGGCGTTCTTGTCGATCAGCGTCTATGCCGCGCGGCGGTCAAATATGCGGCTGATGAACTTCAAGAGATCGAAGCTACGGTTAAGACCGTCACGAACGGTGAGATTCAGACTGTCAGAAGCCCTCGAATGCGAGAATGGGTCTTCGAACGTGTTGGATCAGAAGCGCGTAAACTTATGGAACGTGCCGATAAAGTCTCAATCGACAAGTCAGTTCGGGCCAACCTACTGGCCATAGACGATCCAGAGGAGGTGCCTCCCGATGTCAGAGAAGTCATACAATGCGCCGATGACCTATGGGCGTCTTCTGTTGCTAAGTTTAATCGCCTTGATAACCTTGCTTGTGCTGATGGTCGTGTTCGAGGCGCTTTTGTCTTTGCCGGCGGATCAGCCACGGGACGCGCTTCCTCGTATGGTGCGCAAGTCCACAACTTCACACGTAAGTGCGCCGATGACCCGGAAGCCGTGCGACATGCAATGGTTCGGGGTCATGCAATCGTGCCTAATTACGGACGAAGAGTCACGGACGTTTTGCGAGGTATGCTTCGGCCAGCCCTGATCCCTGCGCCCGGCAAGCAGTTCGTCGTCGCGGATTGGTCGGCCATCGAAGGCCGCGTTAATCCGTGGTTGTCCGGTCGCGGTGAGGATAAGTTACAAGCGTTCCGCGATCATCTTGATCCTTACATTGTAAACGCTGCTGCGACGTTTCACGTCAAATATGAACAGGTTGACAAGTCGCAGAGACAAGTCGGTAAAGTTCAAGAACTTGCGTGCGGATTCGGCGGCGGCGTTGGCGCGTTTGCGGCGATGGGTCGCGCTTATGGCCTGCATTTGCCGGAGCCTGAAGCGAAGCGTATGGTCGACGCCTGGCGTCAAGCTAACCCGTGGTCAGTGCCGTTCTGGTCTGATCTTGAAGTTGCTTACATTCGTGCGCTGCGCAATCTAGGTAAAATATTTGAGGCTGGTCGTGTAAAATACTTGGCCGACAAACAGCACCTTTGGTATGCTCTGCCTTCTGGCCGGGTGCTTTGTTACCCGAACGCCCGGTTTGAAGAAGATGGTTCGATCACCTATTCAAAGGCGTCTTGGAAGCCTGCGGCGGATGCTAAAGAGTGGCCTCGGGGTCGGCTCTGGAGAGGGCTGGCTTGCGAGAACGTCACACAAGCGACCGCCCATGATCTTCTACGTGAGGCTCTGCGCCGTCTGCCTGACGTTGTGTTGCATGTTCACGATGAAATTGTTCTGGAGTCTGATCGGCCCGAAGAGGCGAAGGCGCTCCTTGAAGAAGTAATGACGACGCCGCCTGCATGGGCGGAAGGTCTGCCGTTAGAAGTAGAAGCCACCATTATGGAAAGATACGGCAAATGATTGCGGTTTGGTTTTCTTGCGGAGCCGCCAGCGCAGTTGCCGCAAAGCTAACGCTAGAGAGATATTCTGACGTTCGGGTTATTAACAACCCGGTCGTCGAAGAGGACGAAGACAATGAGCGCTTCTTGCGCGACGTTGAGTCATGGCTTGGCGTCAAGATCGAACGCGCCGTCAATAGCAAATACCCGTCCTGTTCGGCGCGCGATATATGGCAGAAGCGCGGGTTTATGTCTGGCCCGACTGGGGCCGTCTGCACGGTCGAGCTAAAGAAACGCGCCCGTCAGGAATGGGAACGCGACAATAAAGCCGACTGGCATGTGCTGGGTTTTACGGTCGACGAGCGCCATCGGTTTGATCGTTTCGTCCTGTCGGAACGTGACAACGTGCTGCCGGTGCTGATCGACGCTGGCCTGACAAAACAGGATTGCCTCAACATGATCTTGGCCGCTGGCATTCAGCCGCCGCGCATCTATAGCAAAGGCTTTCCTAACGCCAACTGTATCGGCTGCGTTAAAGCTACGTCACCGACTTATTGGTCTTTAGTGCGTAAAGAATATCCTGACGTTTACGCTGACCGGGCAGCGCAATCGCGCAGTCTAGGTGTGCGGTTAGTGCGATATAAGAACAAACGAATGTTTCTCGACGAGTTACCGGAAGGCGCGACAGGCCGACCGTTAAAAAACATGCAGATCGACTGCGGAATATTTTGCGAGGAAAGATGATTAACTATTTTACATCTCTTGCGCCGAAAGGCGAGACAGCGCTGATTGTCAAACAGATCGACACGGGCAAGCTGCACAAGGACGGTTCGCCTAAATACACTTGGCCGGCGTATCTGCCGAAGCACAAGCGTAAGGAAGGCGAGAGTTGGTTTCTCAACACCGGCTCGTTCATCATGGATCGTATGCGCGACAAGCCGTCCGCCAGCGTGGCGAACTGCACGCATGTGCTGTTTATGATGCTGGACGACATTGGCACCAAGTCGAAGATTCCGTCACTAGAACCGACCGCTATCGTCGAGACAAGCCCCGGCAACTATCAATACTGGTATGCTTACAGCGACCAGCCGACCGTGGAGGAACATTGTGCAGCTCTTACCGCTATTGCTGAAGCTGGCTATACCGATCCTGGTGCTACTAACGCCGTGCGTAACTGTCGCCTGCCAGGCTCGGTTAACGTCAAGCCGGGACGCGACGCGTTTGTCTGTCGCGAAGTAGAGTTTCACCCAAAGAACGAATACACGCTCGCGGAAATTTGCACGGCGCTTGGCGTTACGCCGGCTGAGACTGGCACTGCAAGACACGTCTCTTTTAGAGTAAAAGACACTGGCAATGACACAGTGCTGGCGTGGCTGAGCGAGAACGGTCTTGTTACGTCCGGCGTAAACGCCGAAGGTTGGTGCGGCGTCGTCTGCCCGAATCATGAAGGACACACAGATGGACAGATTGAAGCGCGATATAAGCCGCAGGATCGTTCATTCTGTTGCTATCACGCTCATTGCGAGCATCTTGATAGCAAGTTCTTTTGCGATTGGGTATCGGAACAAGGTGGGCCGCGCGCTATCCCCGGCCTGCGAGACGATCTCATTGCCGACTACACCAGCAAGATTAGTTCGCTGACGCCGACCGAAGCGTTTCCTGACGAGGCGGCGGTTCGAATTGCTGAAGTGGAGCGCAAGCAAGCGGGGCGCGAAGAACGCGCCACATGGCATAAACGCTTCGCTTATGTCGTCGATGATGACGGTTATTTTGACCATAAGACAGGTCAAGAGATCAGCCGCCGCGCGTTTAACGCGATTTTCCGGCATGTCGAATGTAAGTCTACGGGCGAAAAACCGCGTCGGCTTGAGGCGTCGGTTTGGTATGATGAAAACCGCGAGGCTCAAAAGGGTTATGTCTTGAAAGGCATGACCTACGCTGCCGGTGACGACTGGAAGGTTGCGCGCGATGGGCTCGTTTATGGCAACGTCTGGCGCGACGCCAGGCCGAAGGTCGAGAGCGCCGGTAATCCGCAGCTTTGGATTGACCATTGCCGGCGTCTCGTGCCGGACGAACGCGAACTTGAGCATATCTGGAACGTGATGGCCGTGAAGGCACAGCAGCCGCGCACGAAGATCAATCACGCGATCCTGCACGGCGGCAACGGCGGTATCGGCAAGGACACCATGTGGTATCCGCTGCTCTGGGCCGTTGGCGGCGAGCACATGAGAAACGTCGCGGTGATCGACAGCAATAAGATCAACAGCGATTTTGGCTACCATTATCAGACTGAGATCATGGTGTTAAACGAGCTGAAAGAGCCGGAAGCGAAAGAGCGCCGGGCGCTGGCGAACAAGCTCAAGCCGATCATCGCCGCGCCGCCGGAGATGCTGACGGTCAACCGCAAAGGTTTGCATCCGTTCGAGATGCCTAATCGGATCTTCATGCTGGCGTTCACGAACGAATCCATGCCGATCACGCTCGACAGTGACGACCGGCGCTGGTTCTGCGTCTGGTCTGACGCGCCGAAGATGACGCCGGAGGAGACGACGCGGATCTGGGACTGGTATAAGGCCGGTGGATTTGAGGCGGTTGCGGGCTGGTTGCGCGGGCGGGACGTGTCGCAGTTTAATCCGAAAGCGATTCCGTTTGCGACCGAATACAAGCAGCGTTTGATCTACACCGGCATGAGCAACGCGGAGAGCTACATTCATCACCTTATCGAAAAGCAAGAATCGCCGTTCAAGACCGACATCATCTCTGGCCCCTGGCACATCATCCTTAAAGAGTTGTCACAGGCCGCGCCGGACAATCTGCGGACAAGGATCGTTCAGCCGGCGCTGTTTCATGCTCTGAAAGAGGCCGGATGGGTTGACAAAGGGCTTTGTAGCTCGCCTGAATATAAATCGAAGCGGCACATATTCGTGCGGCCTGACCTAGCGGCGTTGCCTAAAGCCAAGCTACGCAACATGGTCGAACCGGACTGGAAAGACAATGTCGTCCCACTTAAAGGTTGACGCCTATCCGGTCTTTATGAACGTCTTGGCGAATTTAACCGATCAGCTTGATCTTTACCTTGACTGGGCGGCGACTCCGGGGGACGATGAGTGTCCGCCGGAGATCGTCGAGGGGCTATGTCAGGCCCATGAGACGGCCCGCGAGCTGCTGGAGGGCCTAGGCTATGGTCAGTCTCGTTCGTGATTGGTTGGTTGCCGCCTGTGCATTGCTGCTAGAATACGGACTCGGCGGCTTTCGTCTTGAACCTCGTCTAGCGCCCATTCGAGCGCGTTCCGTAGACGGGTGCTTTCATCGACGGCCGCCGCTATAGTCCACTGGGCGCGTTGCCTGGCCTCGTTATATCCTTTAAGATAAGACTCAGATATTTCTTGCTGGAGCGCCTTCAGGCGGCGTTCAAACTCGGACTCGGTCATGCCTAAAGGTTCCGTCAATTACATGTTCGCCCCTATAACACAAAAACAGAGGGAGGCGGAAGCCATGGACGCTGTGATGGACCGGCGAAACGCTATGCTGGCCCATACGGATTATTACGCCCCGACTGACGTAGAGAACTTTGGGCCGGCCATTGCCGACATCGCCAGCTATCAAGGCGTCCCCATGCCCGCGCCGGCGGGTAAGGGAGGCGTCTATCTGCCGCATCAATACACGGATTTGGTGGGGCAGTACTACATGGCCCCGGCTGACGCCGCCGTGAAGCGCCAAGCGTTTATGGATCGTTTTAGACAGTCTATGGCCGGCGTAATGCCTGGGGCTGCGCCTATCTTGCCGCAGAGCTTTCAGCGGCTGCCTGACGCTACGTTTGCCGGCGGGCGCGATTATGTCGCGCCGCAAGGGCCAGAGTATGAACCGAGCGTTTTAAATTATCTTCGGGCGATGCTCGGATACTAAAAAAGACCCCGGCGGGGGAGCCGGGGCCAGTCACCATTGGGAGGAAACGTGCAGAAAGCACAAAAAGATTATTAGCAGACGCCTTGGCCCATGTAAAGCAAGTCCAGCCGGCGCACGATCTCCATTTCAGTGAAGACGGGGCTCTCTTGCGCCCACGGCTCTACCGTGCGCCAGAACGCCCAGAGGGGTGGATTGACCTGATAGGCCGGCACGTCACGCGGCAGGTCAGGTATTACGGCCTGTATGGCCTGATATTGTTCCTCGAACGTCATTTCAGCCCCAACACCAGCTCGATTAAAACAGCGATTAAGATTGCCATGGCTTCACCTGTTTTCATAGCGTTTGATCCCGTGCATGATGGTCGTGTGGTCGCGCCCGCCTAGCACTTGTCCGATTAGCTGGAGCGGCGCGTTCAGCTCGTGCCTGGCGCGCCACATAATCTCGAACCGGGGCCAGATGACCCCTTTGCGGCGGTTGTGGCCGGTCAGGGCTTCGGTGGGTATGTTATGATTCCGGGCTGTTTCCTCGATCAGCTCCCGAATCTCTTCGATCATCTCTTGCTTTTGCATGTTTTAGACTCTTGAACATGAAATTGAGCGCGTGCGCCGCCGTGACGACAGAACGCTCGTCAGCATAGGGCGCATGGATTTTCATTATGAGCGAGCCGTCGCGCCGATGCAGCGACAGCCCCTCTCCGACCTTCCAGCGGGTCATGACCCCACCGGGTTCGGTGTCAAGGTCAAGCCGGAGCATGGCCGCGCTTCTCTAATTCGTTCTGGATGATCTTGGCGCGGTAATCGTCCTGCTCTGTCTCTAGCAGGATGTTAAGCGCCTCGTCGGACAGCCAGTGTAAGAGCTGGCTGAACTCAAAATAATCTTTCATGCGTGACATGGTTATGCTCCCCATTGTGCCGCCATCGCTTCCGCGACGCCTCCATAAGTGCGTGAACGTTCTTTCCATCTATCAGGGCCGGGCGGCATACGGTGAACACGCGCCGTGCGCCCCTCCACTATGTCCGTTGGCGTCAGAGGCGGGAGCCCCCTTAGCCATAGGCACGTAGCTTTCGTCTCGCCGTGGCCGAATTGCCAAGGCTGTATGATCTGGTCGGGCTTTCTGATTTTGCTGCTAATGATAGAGACGGGATTTTCCAGCGCTATGCGCGGGATCGGCGCGTCGAGCAACAGCCGCACGAAGTCCAGCGCTTCCGCCTGTTCTTCGCGTTTATCCTTGAACCAGCGCGCGCCGGACACGGCAAGATGCGTGCAAGGCGGGTGCGCTATCATCAAATCCCAGTCGTCGCCCAATACGTCGCGCACGTCACCTTGATGGTGCGGGCCTGGCGTTTCAGACGAGAGCAAGTCGCATGACATGGCATAATGACCGCGCCGTGTGAATGCGTCCCGCACTGTCCCGCTAAACTCGCAAGCGATTAAAACTCGCATCAGAGCCCCCCTAGCAAGTGAATGAGGAAAAGGAACAGCGCGGGTATTGCCAGCGCTGCGCCGATGGCGAAGGCTATCAGGTCACTCTTCCTCATAATCTTCCTTGCAGGCTGCATACACGTCACGGCTGGCGCATAGGATAGCCTCTATCCGTGCGAAGAGCGGATCAGTCTGCTCTATGCAGCGGTCGGGCTCTTTAGCCTTGTCAGCGCTTATTGTGAGGTGTTCTAGCTCGATGTCATACGGGCCGGCAGCGTCGCCTGTGTCGCGGTCGCGCCCTTCCCATTTATAGGTGATGGTCGCAACGCCATAGGCGTATATCGCCATTCCCGGCCACGGCTGGAACTCATCAAGTTCATAGTCGATATGGTAGGTCATTGGTTGCTCCAAACGTTTGTCCAGTATTCTTCGGCTGCGTTGTCGTAAACGTCGCGCAGGGTTAGCAGCGCGTCGCTTAGATATGTGGATTTGTTACTTGTGCGCGATAACAAGTCAATAAGCTCTAGTATTGCTTGCGCCTCTAGCTCTAGTTCGATCATAGCGTAGCCCTCAAGAATTGACGCGCGATCATCTCCGCGTTGTCCAGCGACGCGATGGACGCGGCGAGCGACAATGACAGGCCGAACTTGGCAAGGAAGGCCGCCAGCTCGTCTTGCGGCACTTTGGCGATAATAGCGGCGGCTTGTTCTAGTTTAGCCTTCGGGACGCGCTTGCGCGGTATTGCGACGACTGGCGCCGGCTTGTTATGTGCCGGCCACCGATAAACGCCATCGGTTTTTGTTGCTTCAGCCAAAATCACGGGCTTTAGCTTTTCATTGTAAATGCCGAATCGCGCCTCATAGGCTTTTTGTTCTTTTGATTTGTAATTGCGAGCGCTCCCGCCGCGCACGCGAATGTTCGCGCCTTCTTGCGTGAACACGTTGCCGTGACCGATGTTAAGCATCGGGCCTTCCCATTTGCTTTCGCACCATGCTTTTAAGTTTGTCATGTCGTTATTCCTTGTGGATACGTTACAAAATAGGCGACGCCGTGAAGCGCCGCCTGTGATTATGCTGCTTCTTCGTTCTGGCCGATAAGCATGTCGGCAATCTCGCGATAATTCACCCCATCAAGAAACGCCAGCGCATAGTCACGCGCCAATCCTTCCGGCGCGGTTTGTTCTATGATCTCTTCGGCATAGTCGCGCAGGACAGACGCAAGTTCCCATCTGTCCATCCCGCGCCATCCCATATCGTCAACATCCATGCCGTCGAATATCTCCAGATTGACCCGCCACGTCGCGTAGTTTGTCCAGCCGTTATAGGTATTGTCAGTCATCGTCGTCTCCTTTTGTTGTGTGGATATGTTACAGATACACGCGGTTTTTTACAATACGGCTACCGGGAAAATATGCTCTGATCTCCTTCCGATAGAACGAGAACTGCCCGATCTCGTCGCCTGTGCTGGCGTAGATGTACCAGATCTTTACCTTAGAGTTCTTACGCGTCTTCATGTCATGTCCTCCTTTGTGGATATGTTATCCTCTCACGTTTTTTGAGGGTCGTAAAGAGTTTTATTATGTTTTGCCCCATTTTGGGCGATTAATTGTGGATATAGTCGCGGATAGTTGTGAGATCGTCGTCGGCAATGCCCGCTCAACCCCAGGCGCGGCCTGCATATCGTCATATCGTCATGGGTGTAAGTACTGTGAGTTTTAGAATAAATGTAAACATAATAATATAGCGGTGGCAAAAAGATTTGAGCGACCGAAATCGTCATGGCGATTCGACGATCCGACGTTTTTTATCCCGCGCCGTCCAGGCGCAAACATTCTGCATGAACCTGCGTCGTCATGACGATCCGACGTTTTGCTGGCGCTTGTCGCGACCTTCCAACTGCATGACGATCCGACGTTTGATTGTCAACTTAACGTAATGCTTTAAGTTTACATTCATGATGCTATAGGATTGTAAACAGGGAGGGGGACTGGGCCGAGGGATCTCCTTTAAGAAATACGCAGGCATTAAGAACAATTTTTTTATTTTATTTTCTAAACGCACCGTGCTAAAAAGTTTATTATGTTCGAGTCATTACCTTATGAGCCGCGCAAAATAGAGGCGACGGAAGCCGTTTTGGAGCGCATCTACTTGGCCGCCCGCAAAGGGCTGAAGGGCGACACGCTCGCCTACGCCGCTGGCATGACGCCAACCGAATATCGGCGGCTCGTGCAGTTTGACCCTATTGCGGAGTATGCTGAACAGAAGGGCCGCGCCGAGGGTGAAGCCGAAATGTCCGAGGTGCTGCACAACGCCGCCCGCAGCGGCGACACCAAGGCGGCGCTGGACATCCTCAAGCATGTGCACAAGTGGACAGCGCCGCAGTCGGTGCAGGTGCAGGTCGAGCAGCGCATATCTATTATAGCGGCGCTAGAAGAGGCGCAGCAGCGCGTGATCCAAGGAGAGATATTAGATGCAAGCGCCATACGGGGTGATCTTCCAGAACCCGAACAAAGTATTCGTGGGGATGCCGCATGGGCGCAAACCACCGCTGTCGAAGGATCTGATAGACAAGATCAATCTGATCGCCCGCGCTGACGGGGCGTGGTACGAAGGCGACGGGGCGGACAAAGAATATTTTGACGTGCCCTACAAAGGGTCATGGGATGACAAATTCGCTAAGTCCGTGAAGGGCTACCCGGTCGAGTTCCTGTTCGTGCTGTTCTCAAACGTCAAAGAAAATCATACCGCGCCGCGCATAACGGATAGTAGCAAGACTATCTTTCAAGCGATCCTCGACAGCGACGTAAACTACTTTAACGACCGCGACTATGACGACGAGACGCTGACCGAGTTTTTGTCTGAGATGGGTATGCTCAACCAATCAAAGAAACCGGCGACCGAACGCAACGTGACGGCGTTTCTGTCTGAAGGTGAGGACAGGATGTGGGGCGGCAAGGAGCCGCACAAGTTCGCCAAAAGCGCCGAACGCTGGCGCAATAAGTTCCTGTTAGCGCAGCCGGACGGGGCGTATTTTATGGGCGCGGGACACCTACCGGAGATCCTGCGCATGTATCCATCGCTCCACATGATCGGCGGCGGAAAGGCTGAATAATGCAAGTTCCGATTTATAGCGCGGACGAAGAACAGAAGCTGATGGCGACGCTGTGGTCGGCGCAGGTGAAGAACGATCCGGTCGCGTTCGTGAGGATGGCGTTCCCGTGGGGTAAGGCCGGCACGCCGCTGGAGGGCTTCACAGGCCCGCGTCAGTGGCAGTTGCAGGTGCTGATGGACCTGCGGGATCACATCCGTGAGAACAATGGCCGTATAGACTATGAGACGTTCCGCATGGCCACCTCATCGGGGCGCGGTATCGGCAAGTCGGCCCTCGTTAGCTGGCTTGTGATCTGGATGCTGACCACGCGCATAGGCTCGACGACCATCGTGTCGGCTAACTCAGAGGCGCAGCTCCGCAGCGTCACTTGGGCTGAGATCACCAAGTGGCTGTCCATGAGCCTCAACACCCACTGGTTCGAGGTGTCCGCGACGCGAGTGCTACCGGCCAAGTGGATCGCGGAGCTGGTGGAGCGGGATCTGAAGTTAGGCACACGCTACTGGGGCGTGGAGGGGCGGCTGTGGTCGGCTGAGAACCCGGACAGCTACGCGGGCGTGCACAACTTCGCGGGCGTCATGCTCGTGTTCGACGAGGCCAGTGGTATTGACGACAGTATATGGAGCGTGGCCAGTGGCTTCTTTACAGAGAACACTCCTAATCGTTTTTGGCTTGCTTTCAGCAACCCCCGCCGCAACAGCGGATATTTCTACGAGTGCTTCAACAGTAAACGCGAGTTCTGGCGAACAAAGGTTGTTGACGCCAGAAGCGTGGAGGGAACTGATAAGGCAGTCTATCAGCAAATTATCGACGAATACGGACCTGACTCAAGCCAAGCCCACGTCGAGGTCTACGGAGCGTTCCCCAACGCATCGGATGACCAGTTCATACCGTCATCGCTGGTCATGGACGCGCAGACACGGCCACCACAGAAGGACCAGACAGCGCCGATAATCGTGGGCGTGGACCCGGCGCGGTTTGGGGCGGACGCTACGGTCATCGCTATCCGGCAGGGCCGCGACATCATCGGCATCCGACGCTACCGCGGTGACGACACGATGGAGGTGGTGGGCAGGGTCATCGACATCATAGAAGAGTTCAGGCCAGCGATGGTCGTGATCGACGAGGGCGGCCTAGGCGCGGGCGTGGTCGACCGGCTGAAGGAGCAACGGTATAAGATCAGGGGCGTAAACTTTGGGCAACGGTCAAATCGTCCAATCATGTTCGGAAACAAGCGGGCTGAGATGTGGCACGCCATGCGGGAGTGGCTCAAGACAGCCTCCATCCCCAACGACCGGTTCCTCAAGAGCGACCTGACCGGGCCGATGATGAAGCCGGACTCGAAGGGGACTATATTCCTAGAGAGCAAGAAGGACATGAAGGCGAGGGGACTGGCCAGTCCCGACGCCGCCGACGCTATCGCCGTGACGTTCGCGTATCCGGTCGCGCACAGGGAGGCGAGGCCAGTGGACAATCGACCGCGCATGACCTATGGTGGCAACGCAGCCTCTTCAGGATGGATGGGTCACTAATGGCGAAGAAGTCCGTATCGCTATCCGTTGGTCGCGGCGAGAAGCTGTCGACTAAGGCGGGCGCTGGGCTGACGGCCAAGGGCAGAGCCAAATATAATGCTGCGACGGGCAGCAAGCTGAAGCCGCCGGCTCCCAACCCTAAGACGAAGGCGGACGAGGGGCGTAAAAAGTCGTTCTGCGCGCGCATGGGCGGCGTGGTCGCTAAGTCGAAGAACGCGGAGCGGGCGAAGGCGTCAATGAAGAGGTGGAACTGTGGCAAGTAAGCCGGGCCTCTACGCCAACATTCACGCTAAGCGCGCGCGCATCAAAGCCGGGTCGGGCGAGAAGATGCGCAAGCCGGGCGCAGAGGGCGCACCGACCGCCAAGGCGTTCAAGCAGTCTGCTAAGACAAGGAAGAAGTAATGCCGCTAGTCAAGTCCACATCCAAAAACGCCTTCCGTAAAAACATCAAAGCCGAAGTCGCCGCTGGTAAGCCGGTCAAGCAGGCCGTCGCCATCGCCTATTCGACGAAGCGCGCAGCCGCAAAGAAGAAAAAATAATGCAAGCTGATGATGTCGTAGCGGCTGGCAAGGTCAGCGATAACCCGGACGATGACCGTCTGGCCACCATGCGTCACCGCTTTACGGTGGCGATGGCAGCCTATTCGGACAGCCGCGAAGACGAGCTAGACGATCTGCGGTTCATGGCGGGCTCGCCGGACAACGCTTGGCAATGGCCGGCAGACGTGTTGGCGACACGCGGCGCGGTGCAGGGCCAGACGATCAACGCGCGCCCGTGCCTGACAATCAACAAGCTGCCGCAGCACGTGCGCCTCGTGACCAACGAGCAACGCCAGAACCGCCCGACCGCCCGCGTCATCCCCGCCGACGAGAACGCGGATCCGGAGGTCGCGGAGATCTTCGACGGCATCGTGCGGCATATCGAGTATATGTCTGACGCCGACGTTGCCTATGACACGGCCTGCGACAACCAGGTCACATACGGCGAAGGCTATATCCGCATTCTGACGGAATACACGAAAGAAGACTCTTTCGAACAGGATCTTAAAATTGCTCGCGTCCGTAGCAGTTTCAGCGTCTATATGGACCCGATGATCCAAGACCCGTGCGGTCAGGACGCGAATTGGTGCTTTATTACGGAAGACATTCCGAAAGCTGAATATGAGCGCATGTACCCCGACGCCACGCCTGTCACAGGTATGATGAGTCAGGGTGTGGGCGACCAGACGCTCAGCATGTGGGTCAGTCAAGAGACTGTCCGCATCGCAGAGTATTTTTACGTCGACACTAAGCGCGCCAAGCTCAATCTCTACCCAGACAATATTACGGCGTTCGATGGCACGCCGGAGGATCGTCGATTAAGAACCGCGTATGGCAAGCCGCTGCGCAGCCGCGAGAGCGACCGTCGTAAAGTCATGTGGATCAAAACCAACGGCTACGAGGTGCTGGAAGAACGCGAGTGGGCGGGTAAATACATCCCCGTCGTCCGCGTGATCGGCAACGAGTTCGAGGTCGACGGTCAGATCTACATTAGCGGTCTAGTGCGTAACGCTAAAGACGCGCAGCGCATGTATAACTACTGGGTCAGCCAAGAAGCGGAAATGCTGGCGCTGGCCCCCAAAGCGCCGTTCATCGGCTATGGCGGCCAGTTCGAAGGCTACGAAACCAACTGGAAGACGGCCAATACGAACAACTGGCCGTATCTGGAGGTCAATCCCGATGTTACCGACGGAGCCGGCAACCCGCTACCGCTACCTGAACGCGCCCAGCCTCCGATGGCTCAAACGGGCCTTATTCAAGCCAAGATGGGGGCTGGCGAAGACATCAAGTCGACCACTGGCCAGTACGATAGTAGCATTGGGGCGACTTCCAACGAGCGGACGGGTCGTGCGATCCTCGCTCGGGAGCGGCAAGGCGACACGAGTACTTATCATTATGTCGACAACCTCGCGCGCGCGGTAAAATACGTCGCGCGTCAGCTCGTCGATTTGATCCCGAAGATCTACGACACGCAGCGCGTGGCTCGCATCATCAACGTCGAGGGCGAAGTGGACATGGCGCGCATCAATCCGGCTCAACCGGAGGCGGTGCGCAAGATTGTCAACGAAGAGGGTATTGAGATCGCCAAGATCTACAATCCGAACGTCGGCACTTACGACGTGCATGTGTCCTCTGGCCCCAGCTACATGACCCGTAAGCAGGAAGCTATGGACACGATGGGCCAGATCCTCCAGACGAATCCGGCGCTTTGGTCGGTTGCGGGCGATCTGTTCGTCAAAAACATGGACTGGCCAGGCTCTGAGACGATGGCCAAACGGTTTGAGAAAATGCTTGACCCAAAAGTGCTTCAGGACACCGACGAATCGCCGGAAGCGCAGGCCATGCGTATGCAGATGGAGCAAATGGCGCAGGAAATGGAGGCCACAACGGCCCAGATCCAGCAGCTTATGCAGTCCTATGAGATGCAGAAGCTGGCGATTGACGAGCAAAACGCGCAGATTAAGGCTTATGACGCCGAAACCAAGCGTCTGTCGGCCATGCAGGCGGGCATGACGCCTGAACAGGTGCAGGACATTGTTCAAGGCACCATCGCGGCGGCGCTGGACATGGGCGACATCGTGCCGGGCAACACGCCAATGAGGGAAATGGGACAATGAGCTGCGCGGATCTGATTGGACATTTGTTTTTAGCCCGCGATGTGACCCATTCGGTGCATTTGAACACGCGCAGCTACGCCAAACACAAGGCTCTGGGCGGTTTTTATGAAAAAGTCATCGATTTGGCTGATGATTTGGCTGAAGCCTATCAAGGCCGATACGGTCTGATTGGACCGATCACGCTGCATTCTGCTAAAAAGACCAATAATGTCGTTGAATTTCTTGAAGATTCTCTGAAAGAGATCGAAGAGGCGCGTAAAGAGTATAAAGACGACTCCGCCATCCAGAACATCATCGACGGCATTGTAGACTTATATCTCTCAACGCTGTATAAATTGAAATTCCTAGCCTAAAGAGGGCATTATGGGTCTGAAATCTACTACTGTCTGCTTGGGCTATCAGCAGATCACGTCGCTTAGCTCTGCCGCTGGTTTGACCGTCCCCCAAGGCGCTACACTGGCTTTGATCGTGCCGGAAACGCAGAACGTGCGTTGGCGCGACGACGGCACGAACCCCACGGCAAGTGTCGGAATGCCAATCTTTGTTGGCGCGTCGCTTAGCTATGACGGCGACTTCAACAAAATCAAATTCATCGAAACTGCCGCAAGCGCTAAGCTCAACATCAGCTATTACGCATGACGATACGGCTTCGGTCCATAAATGGCGATGAAATGCGGCTTCGGCCGCAGCTTCGCATTCAGCCAGCCTCGTATGAAGGTGGGCTAGGGCCGTTTATGCCGGCGGTCGGTGAGGGTGGCTCCGGTCCTATACCATCACAAGCGATCTTCGACCGTTTTGATGTTGCGATTCTTGACCGCGAAGGTTTTGAGATAGAGACGAGGGCGTAATGGCTTATATTTATAATCTTACAGATACTTGGAACGCCGCCGGAACGGCGTTCAACGGTATCAAGATGGTCGTTACGAACACGGCCTCGGCGGCAGGTTCTTATCTTATCAACCTAAGTTCGACAGGCGCGACCACTGGGTCGTTTACTGTCGATAAAAGCGGCAATGGCGCGGTGTCGGGGACTTTTACAGTCACTGGTGCTGGTTCTATTCAAGGAATGACGGTCGGTCTTGGCGGCGGCGCGTCGAGCACTAACGTCGCATTTGGCAATGTGGCGCTTGCGTCGAATACTACAGGCACGTTCAACGTGGCCATTGGGTCGTCAGCGCTTGCCGCTAATCTTGTCGGAAACAATAATCTGGCGATCGGAAGTAGCACTCTTTCAGTCAATACTGGCAGCACTAATACGGCTATTGGGACCGCGAGTCTTACGGCTAACACGACGGGCGTTCAGAATGTCGGCGTTGGGTACGCTACGCTTGCGACCAATAGTGTTGGCAATAACAATACGGCGGTCGGCACGAATGCTCTAATCACATGCACTGGCAGCGGCAACGCGGCGGTTGGGTATAACGCGGGCAATAAAATCGCTGGCGGCGGCAATAACACTACTGTGGGGAATAGCGCTGGCTACAGCATTACCAGCGGATCTAATAACGCATGTCTGGGGCAGGCATCCGGGTATGGCGTTACAACCGGCTCTTATAACGTCATCATCGGCGGGTATCAGGGCTCGGCTGCGCCGATCAGCGCGACGGGCAGCAATTATGTCGTTCTGTCTGATGGCGCGGCTAACATCGGCGCGTATTGGCAGAATGGCGGCGGTTGGTATCAGCAGAATAACAATGCGTCTTGGTCGGTTACGTCTGACGTGTCGATCAAGACAAATATCATTGATCTTGAGGGCGGGTTGAGTGTCATTAACGCGCTTCGCGCGGTTGAATTTGATTACATCGACTCAGGCCGCCACGATGAAGGTTTCATCGCCCAAGAATATATCAATGTTCTGCCGCGTCAGGTCGCCAAGAAAGAAGATGGAAAACTGGCGATTCAGTTCAATCTTCTTCCTTATCTCGTGAAAGCGATTCAGGAACTTTCGAGCGAAAATGCTGATCTTAAGCAGCGTCTAACGGCTCTGGAAGGAAAATAAGATGGCTATTACGTATGCTTGGGATGTCGTCGAAATGGCGTGCGCCCCTGAATTAGACGGCCGGATTAATGTCGTGACTTCAGTGAAATGGACCGCCACAGCTACTGAAAGTGGAAAATCCACGAGTGTCTGCGGAAATCAAATGATCCATTTTAACGACGACCGCCCGTTTGTGCCCTATGAAAATCTCACAAAGGCGCAGGTGCTTACTTGGGTCAAGAACGATCTTGGTGCGGATGGCGTCGCATTGACCCAGCAGAATTTGGCGGCAGCGCTTGCCAGCATTGGCAATCCTGCCGTCGTAGTCCCTGCGTTGCCGTGGAGCGTTTGACACGTCAAATACTCTATGGCATTGTAAACTAACCGACTAGCCGGACAGCTAGGTAGGAGACGTAATGTCTGATGATGAACAGGCTGTAGCGGAGATCAGCCCCGCGCCGGAACCGGAAGCTACGGCAGCACCGGAATCTGCTGATACGACGCCGGAGGAACAGCAGCCTACAAAATCGTTCTCTCAGGAAGAGT